TCACTGCGTGGTAACAGAGCGATACCTGAGACAATATCAAAGTTATTCCAAAGCCAATCACAAACAGCGAAAAACTCGTCATCAGAATAATAAACTGTAATACTAGGCTTATGTTCACACCAATATTCAGAATAGATTTTCCAAAGCTCAAGCTGACCCAGCGCACCCACTTCCTTAGCGCAAACACTCCCGAGTGGTGAACGGACAGGGAAAGAAAATACCAAAGTTGTACTCTTTGTAACGTCCACTTCGTAAGGAAATCCAGATTCGACCATATACTTAGCCATTGGGTCCTTAGCGTCTGCCCTAACGGTTCTAATGTAGTATGGGCTAAAGCGAGGATGAATACCAGAGGCGCTGTTGACCAACTGACTAACTGTACCACTAGGCTTAACGCAAGTGATAGCAGTAGATTGATTAACTCCCAGACGTTTTGCCCATACCTTGTTTGTTTCAATAGCGACCTCCTTTAGTTTTTTAAGCCAGTGTTTTAGAACCTCTGGGTTTGTTCCAGACATTGTTTTATGGTCCATAATCCCCGTTAATGATACCCCCAGCAATGCCTCCTCTTCTGTGTTTTTACGCCAAACAGGGCGTAGATACCTAAAATCTATGAGAGTGCTTTGTAGAGTGCCAAGTATTGTTGCCTGCCTGACCTTTTCTTTAAGTATCTCAAGAGTATCCTGCGATCTAACCACGACCTCTGACAGGTTGCAGAACTGATTAGGTCTAAGTATGATTTCCGAGCAAGGGTTAGTTCCGAACTCATGCTCAGGGTCTCTACGTCCATTCCGCGCTGCAATAGTTTTAGCTGCCTTACGCGAGAAAACTCCCCTCTCACCGCTTTTGCTTTCATGCAGGCTCCTCATCTCATCTAAAAAGAATTCAAACTCAGGCTTGTCTGTGTAACAGGCGCTGTTGTTGCTTAAAGCTCTGTGGGGCTCTGTTAACCACCACTGACCGCTTTTGGCACCTCTTAGGCGTCCATCACTAGGGTTGCTTAAGCTTATCAAAGCAGAGCGTCTTACGCCCCCTACAACGATTACTTCGGCTATCTTACAGCACAGGTCATGGCACTCAAGGGATGAGAGTTTACGTCCTGTGGACCCTTGAAAAGTCTCTATGGTGTAGCGGAACAAATCAACCAAGGGCTGGGGTCCAGAAGCGCGACCACCAAAAGTCTTAAGACGCTCACCAGAGCCCCTGACTCGGCTTATGTCCCATACAGGCACATGGCCTGCGTAGAGTAAGCTTATAAGCTCTCTAAGAGATTTTGCCCAGCCTATCTTGCTGTCAGCCACTGTGATAATGGAATCCGTAGCAAACAACTGCTCAGGAACTTCTGGAAGCTTCTGAACGTACTGGCGCTCTACTGAAAATCCTACGCCTGTGCCACACAGCAGGATGTACATCAGCTCGTCAAAAGCTCTAGGGTGATCTATAGGTAGGTAAGAACAGTTAAACCCAGCTACGTTATCTCGCTCTAGGGCTTTTCCTGCGGTCATTAAAGATCGCATAGAGGGCATAACTTCTAAGTTTTCAATAGCACTAAAAAGTTCTTGGGATTCTTTAGGCTTAAGTTTATCCCCCCAAAAGTCTATGTACCGACTCACGGTTTCAGGCCAATACTCTCGGCGCTTTTCCTCTGGCATCCACCGAGCATACCTGCTACTGGCTATGTATTTGCTGTACTCATCCATTATTTAGACTCCTTAACTTCTATAGCTTTAAATTCAGAGCCTACGTTAGACTCCATGAAAGACATTACGACAGCCATGTCGTTTGTCATTAGCTCGTAGCTGTTAGCCGCTACAGCTCCTTTGTTTCCTACCAAATAAACCTTAACTGTTCCCATTGTAGTTCTCCTTTAAAAGCTCTAAGTAATGTATGGCTTTGTCTAAGTCCTGTACCCCACCCTTGGACATATATCGGCAGATGTACTTTATAGCGTTACCCTCACAAAACCCTAAACTGTTTGCCATGATAAATTCTATCGGCTGTATGCTCATGTGTTTGTAGTGTTCACCACCTACCTGCACAGTGAGAGGGCTGTCCTCAGGCAACATGCTAACGTAATCTTCTAACGCTATTTCAGGGTCATACCACCTAGGGCCTACTTGCTCCTCGGGTCCTATCTCATTAAACTTTCTATGTCTCATTCTCTAATTCCTCTTCTAGCTGTTCAAACATTTCTAGTATTCTATCGTCAAACCTTTCTGCAATTTCCCTAGACCCTAGACCAAGTAACTCTACAAGGGCTTCTGGGTCGTACTGGTCTCCCAGCCTCCCTATAATTTCCTCCATTGTAAGACTCACGGGTAATCACCAGACATAACATAGTCTACAAGGGCCTCAGGGCAGCTAAACCAGTTAAGGTTTTCTTTATTACACCACCCTGCCATTGTAAGTTCAGCACCCTTGGAAACTTTCTTTAGCGGGGACTGCAAGAGAAAAATAAACTCCATGTCTTCGCTAAGTGAATCCCTGATAGCTTTATATTTTTGTCTGTCTCCTGGCCTGAACCAGCCCTTACACTCCACTAGCACATTACCTAGGGTAAAGTCAGGGGTATACTTATGGTTTATTGTGTAGGGGATGCTGTAGGGCTCATAGAGGAACCCGTCCCGCTCCAGCACTTCCCCCATCCTCTCTTCAAACCCACTTCGTTTCTTTTTAATGCTCATATTAAAACTCCTTTGGTATCTCTAGGACTCGGGGCTCTTTGACTATTTTAGTCAACCATTTATGCCTCCCTGCATATCCGAACTCTCTAGCCTCAGGCCAGCAGTTTTCTCGATAATCGCAGTATGTACATCCCGATGCTAAACGCATATTTCCTGCTGTACCCTCGGGTACGGGCTCGTAACATATTGAGGGTACCTGAGCCGACAGCACCATCTCCTTTAAAAAGCGTACTCTTTCTGCTACGTCTTCACTGAGTACCTTAGCATAGGGAGCGTCAGTGTCCTGAGTGTCATACGTTAACAAAGCCAGCTCTCCTGAGGACTTATCCATAGCCAGCCAAGAGAACTTCTGCTGCTCTAGGGCATAGGCGTAAGCCTGTAGCTGCTTAACGTAGCCAAAGGGGTCATCATTGTGCAGGGTGTTGTTCTTGAATTTCTTAAGAGCAAAACCAGAAGCACTCTTTATGTCAACTAATCGACCATCAATGAAGCAATCAATGTGACCCTTGACTCCCTCTACCTGCACTTCCTTTTGCTGGTCTGTCACTGAGTGGCCTGACAGCCTTAGCAATGACACTAGCATGGCTTCGGTAAGGTGACCATAGAGGAACTTGATGTGCGTAGCCCCCGCTAAGTCTTGCCCAGATACTCCGTTGTAGCTGTTGTAAATCTGTCGGTCTGGCTTCCCTATGTTACTGAGGCGTAAGCGCCCCGAGCGGTCTTGCTCAGGCCCCATAGCTTCTCGCATAACCTGAGCCATTTCCTCTCCAAAGCGTAAGCACTCTGCCTCTACGTCAATGCCCTCAACCATATCTTTAGTTGATAGTAATTCGTATATGTCAGGTATTGCTCTTTCAATTATTTTCATAGTAAACTCCTAGTGTACGTCATACCATGTTAAGCCGATTTTGGCGTTTCCTTTCGTTGGGCACCTAAGATTAAAGTGTTCGCCTGCTGCTTCAAAGGCTTCCTCCATAATCTCAGCTAACCTTGGTGCTTGGTCCTCCCTAACCTCTACGTTAATCTCATCGTGGACTACGGACACTTGATTAAAATCAAGACCCTCCTCCTTCGCTTTTGCATAGTACATCACCATGACCTGCTTCATGTAAACGGCCCCTGCTCCCTGTAGAAGCGTGTTGAGTGCAGCGTGTGCGCTCCTGACTTCTATCTGTCTACCGTCTAATCCTTTGAGGTAACCCTTGGCCGCTGCCTTTTCCACCCTGTCCCTGAGTGACTTGAGAGCTGGGAGGGAGTCCATGAACCGCTTTTTAGCAGCCGTTCCTGATGCTCTACCTTGTCCAAGAATGCTACCGATTTTAGCATCCCCCGCTCCGTACAGGAAAGCATAGATAAAAGTCTTCGCCTTATCGCGCGTAGCAATACCAGCCGCACGTTGATTAACTGAATGTACATCCGTAGCATCGTCCTTACTCCCTTGGTCTACTGTTTTAATGTATGTTTTGTCAGCCATGTAATGAGCTAACATTCTAAGCTCTAAAGCATCTGCGTCACACCCTACCAGCTTGTAACCCTTAGGCACCGTCCAGCACTGCCGCATCTCTGTACCAAAGGGTTTTCCTGGAGCAGTCACCTGTCCTAGGTTAGGCTTGCTGTGTGTCATGCGACCCGTTACAGCTCCAGAGGGGTCTACGTGACCGTGTACCCTGTCATTGGAGTCGGCAGCTTCTATCCATGACGCCGCCATAGCAATGCGCTTCTCTAGCATAAGGTACTCTGCTATCATCTGAGCCTCTGGTATACTAGAGCCCTCCAAAGCACCCTCGTCTACCACAGGCTGTCCTGTAGGCGTCTTAGACTTAGGCTCCCACCCGAAACGCACAAGGTACTCTCCGATCTGTTTCCTAGAACCTAGATTAAAGTGGGGGAACCTAATTTTAGTAAAACTCCCGCCAATATCGTCAATACTAAAACCACCAAGACCCACTCTACTAACCGTCCCGTCACACTTAACCTTCGGTACAACCAGCTTCTCCGCGCTCGCCATTGGTATAAACCTCTCATGTACAGCGTTCTCAACGTCATCTTTTCTCTCCCTTAACTTAGCTACAAGATCAAAACATTTCTTCATATCAAGCGTCCAGCCATGCTTAATTTGTTCGTCTATCACAGCACTAACCTGCTTCTCTAACAGCGCAGAGGGTTGCTTAAGCTCCTCCTTAACGACAGCGATAAGACGTTCCGTTACTTCGAGGTCTTGGACGCAGTAGGTTCCCATTTCTGGGGTAAACTTTGTCCAATCACTGTAGACCCCTTTTGGAAAACCAAGGGTTTGCCCCCATACCTTGAGTGAGTGCCCTCCAATGCGCCTAGGATTCGCTTCCCGTGACATAACAACGCTATCCCTAAGATGAACGTCACTAAAATCAATAGCCCACAAATCCCTAAGAATAGGGTAGTCATATCTAAATCCGTTATGTGCATAAACGTGCGCTCCTTTGTGTTTATCTATGTAAGCCTGAAGGTCAGGCCCTGTCATCATAAGCTCACCTTCTGGTTCACCAATGACCTTAACACCGCAACACCATATAGTGTCTGGCTTAAGCCCGTTCGTTTCTATGTCTAAAATTAACTCAAGCACTATGGCACCTCGGGTGTGTTTTTACTGCGTGACAATTGGAGCAAAGTACCTGACACTTTGCCATTTCTTTTTCTAGGGTTGACCACTTAGCCCCAAGCCTTATCAGCGCAGAAACACAGTTTAACTTATTAGCTGGGTCAACGTGGTCATAATGTAGCGCGTGAGAGTGCGCGTTATACCCACAATGAGCGCACCCCGCCTCTAGCTTCATAAGCCCTACCTTCTTATAAAGGGCTTTCCTCCCAGCATTCGCGCATCCACGACAAAAACTCTGCTTTCCGTCTTTGTTCTTACCGTTCTTGGTGTAAGAATCTAGGGACTTCCATTCTTTACACGTACTACACCGTTTAGTATCTGTCACATTAAACCTCTATGGCTACGTCTGCCCACGATACAAACTCTTCTTGCATTTCTTCTATATCATTGAGATTAGTATACCATTCTGCAAAAGCATCGTCAACTTCCTCATCTATGACAATAGAATCTAACGGTGGCTCCGTAAACACTACGGTCTGTAATGGGTTGTTACTGTCAGGCATTAAAGCAACAATAGATGAAGCTCTAACGTACACTGGCGAACCTTTAAAACTAAACTGGCATATCATTAGAACTCTCCCTTAAAGTCGCTGTCTTCTGGCTCACTGGGCTTTGGTACTTCAACCATACGCCCTGTGTCTCTTGAGTATTTTAGGTAACACGCTGGCCCTGTTTCTCCTGTGTATCTGTTCTTCAACACACGGATTAGCGTAGTATTTCTCAACTCTTCACTCTCAGCCTGCTGGTCTCTCTCCAAGCCTATCACCATGTCGCTCAACTGCGCGATAGATTGAGAGCCACGTAGCTCACCTAAGCTTATGCGACCGCCTTCCTCATGGCTGGTGCCGCCTGAGCGTCTAAGGTGACTAATGAGAAACATGCCTATGTTAAGCTCTGCCACAAGCCGCCTGAGCCTAGTCATAACCTCGTCTATAGCCTTACGCTCGTCACCGTTTTCCTGTGCCGACACAATTATAGAAAGGTGATCTAGGACAATGTACTTACAATCATTAGCCTTGACCATGAAGCGTATCTTAGACAACAGGGAGTCCACGGTAGGTGAGTCCCAGTTACCATAAAGAAGGTAGCGCCCTGTGCCTAGGGTCTTATCGAAGTAGGGGCGTAGCGACTCCATGTCGGCCTCTTCCTCAAGGTGTAGGGTACGGTTGGCAGCTATGGACATAATGCCCATGCCTGTGCGCTCTACGGTCTCTTCTAAGGCCAGTACGCCTATGTTGTGTGGGGTAGCCCCGAGCAGGTAATACTCCAGCTCTCTCACAAACTGAGACTTACCCATACCAGAGCCTGATGTAATAGTGACCAGCTCCTCTCGGATACCTCTGGTCAACACGTTAAGACCCTCCCATGGATACGGAATGCTCTTTGTTTTCCTGTACTCTACCAGAGAGCCCCAGAGGTCAGCCCCGTTAACAATACCCTCGGGCGCGTAGTCCCTAGCGTCCCACCATGCCTTAATAAAATCCCTAGAACCCGCTGACAGTAGGTACTCGTTGGGGTCTTTCTTTGACATCTTTACAATCTTAAGCTTTCCTGGGCTGAAGAGGTCTTGTACTTCCTTTATGGCGTCCTTACCTGCCTTGTCACTGTCAAAGCACACAACGATAGTGTCGTAGCCCTCAAGGAATGCAAGCTGGGCCTTAAGCTCCTTGAGGGCACTAGAGGCCCCGTTTCTAACCGATACCACATCGTACTTTCTCTCGAACATCTGGGACACACTAAGGCAGTCCAGCTCTCCCTCTGTTATCGTAATGTACTTTCCGTTACCCCTGCACACCTGTTGCCCAAAGAGCATGGTGTTCGCAGGGGCTCCCGCTGGGCAGTAGAAAGCCTTATCCTCCACCACCCTCGTTTTGTAGCCTATAACGTCTGCGTTACTGTCAAACCAAGGGTAGTAGTGCTTATCAATTTCCCCCTTGGCGTCAAAGGATACCTTGACCCCGTATTTGTCACAGGTAGCGCGGTCTATGCCCCTGTCCTTAATGTGACTGAGTGTTGCGTTTTGCATGTTTTGTCCTTGCTTAGGTTCTATAATTACTTTCTCGACTGTCTCTCCCGAAGACCCTGTGAAGGTCTTGCAAACAAAGCACCACCGAGTACCGTCTGTATACAGCATGTTGCCGTCTGACGAGCCACATGACTCACAGGGTCCCTTGCTTATGATCTTACCCATGGTTACTCCTCTTGGAAACATAGGGGCCCTGAGGCCCCTGTTACTAGAACTCGTCAGGTACCTCGGTGACAGACTCTGCCTCCTGTACCACCCTGATCTTGCCTAGGTAGGTGCTGGGGCCCCATGTGGGATGCTCTGGCCCCATTGTGAACACCACTCGAACGTCAGAGCCTCGGGGAATCTCACCTAGATACGGGCTATCGTCTAGGTTTAGTGCCTCCACCGCGTACTTGGATTTAAACTTACGCTGGAAGGAACCCTCGTATTCCTTTAGCCTGACGCCTTTTTGCTGCAAAATCTCAGCGTCACCATCGTCTAAGGTTACTGTCAGGGAGTAATACCCCGTGTCCTGTCCATTGTACTCATCTGTTTTTGACACAGAAGAAAATGCTACCTTACCTGTTACCATTGAAGTCATAATTTACTGCTCCTATACATTATAAAGGGTACTGAGTTTAGTATAACACGCTTACGCGCAACTGTACAATTATATGGTACCTCCGTACTGGTTGTTGTCGTTATTCCTATCTATGGGTTCATACTGAGACATTACACGATCACCACAGCGCATAACGTATTTGTCTCCCCCTAGGGCATAATCTACTCCCTTGTCCCATGCGCTCAGAGCCTCGCTCCTGTTATCATAGGTGCCCCACAATTTCCCGTTTCTTTCTATCGTATACTCTTCACTCATCTTTCTTCTCCTTAACTTTAGGTATCATGCCTTTTGACCACAGGGCCCAGTGGTGCGCCCTTACAACACCATAACAAGCCTCTACGAACTCGTCAACACTACGCACATGCCCTACGGCATCCATCGGTATGTTAACGTCCATCTGTTCTTCAATCCCGGCCAGGATTTCTAGCTTACCCAGAGAGTCTATGTCCTCCCAGCTTTCGTAGCAGCCGTCATACATATCCTCCATTACTGCCCTCCGTATGTCTGCCATGCAGTCCCACGATGGGTCTCTCTCGTCTGCTTCAAACATAGCCTAAGTCCCTCGCTGTCTTTTTCCAATAGTCACACGCGCTGTCTACTATGTCGAACTCGCGTTTAGTCTCCGCTGCGTCCTCTAGCTGCTGCGTCACCTTATTAGCTACGTATCCCTCTTTAAACAACAGGTTCGCCATGTGGCACCTATCACCCTCTGACAGCCCCTCGAACATATCTCTTACAGTGTTTACGTTATCCATTATCGCTCCTCCTCTGGTTCATCTAAAGGGTCGTCTACATAGTACTCTGGTGGGCGGTCAGGTAACCGTGTTCCTGCTACTATCAGGCAGGTAATGACTACCATTAAACAACCCGCAACGGACATTATAAAAATTAACAGCGCCAAAAAGAAATCTAACATCAGTCCATCCTCGTTATAAAAGTATCGTCAGTATCTCTAACAACCGTTATGGCGTGAGAGTATATCAGTAATTCTACTCCACTGTCAGGGTACTTGCAAGACATATAGGGAAACAGATCAGGGTCTGCTGGTCCGTCCTCTGGGTCGTCAGGTTCATTAGAGACCATTACACCGTCTTCCTTAACGGTACCCCAGAAACCCTCTTTACCGTCCCCGAAGCCAAATCCATAAATATCCATCATGGACTTAAAAATACCATCGGCTGGGGCTTCCTCTGTGAGGCGCTCCATAGACTCTGCATAAAACAGAGGTATTACGCCACACGCCTCTACTAGCCGCTGCTTCGGTACATCTTTAAACTTATTTAACGGGTCTACAGTTACCATCATTTCCTCTACTCCTTTGGTTACCTTAGGAGCCTAAGGCTATTTAGTTATTCATTAAACTAAAACTAAATAACTCTGGCTCCTTAGGTTTAGTATAACACAAATATACATCTGTGCCTATTTTGTTTAGGTAATATTACCACTAATCGCCCAGATCATCCAGAGGGCTAGTGATACCCTCACGGGCGCTTGTCTGGTCTCCCCTGTGCCTAGGGCTAGACATCATCACCTCGTCCATGGCTTCCATGTGCGAATAGCCCTCCTCTATTAGCTCTAGGTAACGCCCTTCCTTTTTAGCGTACATACGCACTACGCGCTCACTAGGATTCTCAAATCCTGCGCCTACGAGCCAGTGGGCCCTACTACCGCGCAGTTCTACCTCGGCCTCAAAAATCTTCTTATAGACTTCTTTCATGTTTTTACTCCCTTTGGTGGTACATCGAAAGCTAGGTTATAAGACGCCTCTAGCGTGTCGTAGTCCATTTCTTTGTGCTTGTCTATGTACATCGCCATGATGCGGTCCTTAACGTCACCTAGCGTGTATATATCAGTGTTAAAACAGGCCATGGCTTCTTCTATCGTCCATGTGCGGGTCTTACGCTCGCTCAGGTCGTACTCCATTATGGCGCGCTTCTCTCTCATTTCTTTACTCATCTTAATCCCCTTATAAGTTTCTCGTGTTGAACGGCTCTCTCGTGCAGCTCCTCAGCTATAAGCATGTGGTTTTCTGCGGAGGTTATAGTCCAACTGAGTAATCTCCGCGTTCCTCCCGCGCTTACAACTTTATTTATGTCATTTTGGAGAGCCTGAAGCAGCTCGTCTGCTGACATTTTTTGTAATTCCTTTTTACTCATCTATCTGTACTCCTTTGTGCTTACGATGCCCACGCTTGGACTTCGCTTTACGGTCCTCGAAAGTATGCGCTAGGTTAAACGTCCTAGCATGTTTAGCTACAGGGTTTCCCCTAGCGGCTATCTGTTTATCCTGTACTACTCGCTTGTGTCCCATCGTCCCTACGCCCTCATGCGGTCATCATAAAACAAGCGCATTGTATCATGCGCATCATCGTCTTTGCTGTGCAATAGTGGTGAATTTGCCAGATAAATAGCCCTTGACATTCCTCTGGGCGTCAGGCTGCGAATGTACTTTGTACGCGCTGACTTCCCGCCTAGCATCTTGTGGCATGGGTTGACCTCACCCTCTGGCCGCTTGTCAATCAGGTAGTGGTGCGGCATCTCGGCACCGTTAGAACACCATAGCCCTGTTTTTTTGTTATATATGTCCCGTGGCGGGTAATACTCTGGAAACTCTGGGTGTACGTCATCCACAGGTAACAAACGCTGGAATTCGTAGGGCTGCACGTACCCTGTGGGCCTCTTCCACGTTGTGGCTAGTACACTCACGGGATTTTCTACGATAGACGGACACGGCCAGCACTCTACAAGCCGCGCTAGGGCTACCGCTTCCGTTTGAAAATCAGGGTTGTCTCTACGCTTACGCGCAAAATGAGCCGCACCCGAGACGGCCAAATCTGTGCATGGCGCGAATGACAGTATAAACGAGGGCGCAGGTAGCATTAAACCCGCTAGGGCGTTGTCTACGCGCTTATCTGCGTCACGCCCTACTAGGTCTACGTCTAGCCGACTATGACGCGGGTGCGTCCATTGTGGGCGCTCTGTGTCGCTGTGGTCTGTGTCGCTATGGTCTACACTAACACAGTGGTATCTACCATCGTCTAGCCACGGTTGTACTGCGTAGCGTGAGCTATTAAACAGAAATAATATTGTTTTCATAGTAAACCTAATCCCCATCCGAATATTAAACCCATAGCCACACCCGTACAGCATAGCAGTAAAAAGCCAGTTATATCATTATTACTCATTTCTCAATCCTCTTTTAATCACTATCCTAGTATCGGAAATGCCCACAAGGGCGCGAGTACACTCACCCGCCCACACTGTTACCTTTTGGCTGGTGGTATCTATTAGGCCGCCATGTTTACCCGCTGTCACCTTGCGTAGTTTGCCAGTGGTGGCTTTTGCGTACACTATCCATTCACCCTCTATGGTAGTAGTAAACGTGTCACCACCCTGCCACCCGTGTGACGCTAGGCCTTGAACCCATACCCTATGGCCCTTTTTAGTGGGCGTGATTGTAGTGTTAAATATTTTCTGTTTCATACTGATACCCTCACTTGTCTGTTTAGCAGTAGTGCTTTACGTGTGCCAGTGTACGCGCTCTCGTCTGACACGTATACAAAAGATTCATACTTATACGGATTGTAAGTTATCGGTACCATGTGTTCTGTTATAGGCGTATTAAACGGCACCCAATACCCCACTAGACCCGCATGGACATTCTTTTTACGCTCACGTAGTACGCGCTCACGACCCGCTTGTGATACTCTAGGGGATACGTCCTGTAATACCACGCCACGCTTGTGTGCAATCACACGGCCCTTGTGTGGGCCGTCTAGCGCCCTGACAGACCATAGCTTACGATGTAAGTTAAAATACACGTACACGCGCTGTCCTGTAGGTTTCCCATCTCTTTTGTTTTTCATATCCTAACCCCTTGCGATTATGTTATTGAATTCCGCTACGTTTTGAGCCGTTACAAAAAAAGACTGATAACCCTCACCCGCGCGTTGCGTCTTATTACTACCTTTACGCTTTAAGATTCCTATGGTACCGCTAGAATCCAACGGGCGTAAGTCTGTAGTGTCAAACGATACCGCGTCACTAGGTACCTGTATATTATCGGACTGTAATCCCTTCGTATTGTACGCTACCGCTATTTTGTAACGCGATTGTACTGCTTTTTTTAGTGCTGCTTTGCTTTGCACACTGTGCATACTAGCAGAAAATGTTAGGTCGTAATTGTCCAGTGTATTTTTACGGACACGCGACAATATTTTTGTATAGTCGTAAAATTGTGATTGTGGGCGCTCTGCTATAGTGTCAGAAAAGTCTAGGTCGCTAGTGCCGTTTAAACGAAACAGAGCGGGTATACCAGTTTTAACGGCTTTGCGCTCTGCTTTGTCTATATCTGCTTTTAACTGTAATACAAAGTAATCGTAGCGCATTAAATACCAGATGGTACGCTTTGTGGCGGCCCTGTCCGCGTTACCCTCTGCTATACCTAATTGACCACTAGACTTTAAACAGGGCGCTTTACATCCACCTGCCACTGCCATAGCGCAAATGGTATCTAAAGCTACCTTGTCCGCTGGCTGCATATAAACAATATAGGTATCACGTTTGTCTGGTACACCCTCCGCGTTACCCTTCTCTACTTTTGTACTGGTACCTAAAATACGCATAGGTGTATTAAGATACTCTATATTACTGTACGCCCACAATTTAGCCTTATTAGTGAGTAGCTTTGTATACATTATGTCTTTGCGAGTAATAGATAACATACTGTTTAATCCCTGTGGTTTTTGTGTGTGTCCTGTAATTATAGGGCCATATTGTATTATGTCTATGGTAATATTAACATTTAAATAGCTGTACTTTATACGGCACCTTATGCTAGGGAATATATACAACCTTCATTCTATTATGCGTGCGCGTGCGAATAGCACAATACCCTATGGTTGTCTATAGTAAATAGTACCTTGCAATGATAGGTGTACCAGTGTAGGGCATAGGGTGCCATAGGCACCCGCCTAGGCCCACACTCCCCATGGTTGTCAATAGTATTGTGGGGTAATAATAGTGTGGACAGTCCCCTATGGTTTATGCTAGGGCCCCAGTGGATACCATAGGGGAACCCAGTGAGTACCATAAGGGAACCCAGTGAGTACCATAGGGGAACGGTCCTGGAGTTATCCACAGGTTATCCACAGGTTATCCACAGGGGTCGGGGGGGTGTCGCCAAGTTTTTTCCTGATCGTGTAGCCGCACAATTTTACTAGGGGGTAAAACTGGCCCCTTTGGTTTAATAGTGCCCCATTTTGGTTTAATAAGGCCCCTTTGGACGGTGTTTATACGCCTCAAAAACCATTAAGAATCAATAGGTTACTAAAGGTAACACCGGGTAACAAAAGGGACGCCAGTTTCTGCGGGACCAATGGCTTGTAATTAGGCAATATTTAGCTTGACAGGTAACGCCTTATCTGTTATACTACACCTAAGGTATAAGAAGAAAAAAAATATTATTTAATTATAAATTAATTTATTAAAATCCTAAGGAAGCCATAGGTACCTATGGTTTCTGCGGGACCAATGGGTTATAGGAGGGATTCTTTGATTGACACTGAAAAAAAGATAGGAAGACCAAAAAAGTCTAAGGCCCAAGAAAACCTACCTTCAAAGCCTAGGTCTGATCGTAGCATTATGGAGGCGTACAGACAGCGCCTCTTAAACAGCCCATCTAGTGAAAAGGTAATAAGAAAGGTGTTCCAAACAGCCTTAGACGATGAGCATACCCACCAAGCTGCGTGTATGAAGATGATAATGGATAGGGTGTTACCTGCCACTGGTTTCTCCGAAGTAGTGTCTGGGGGACAACAAAGACAGTCAATACAAATAAATATCAGCGGTCTTCAGAGTGTAGAGGTTAACTCACAGGGTTCTGAGCCAGACGCCGAAGACGCTGTATTTACCCCTGTGGTGGACAATGGGTGATTTAAACGTATCCCTACTCCCGTGGCAGCAAGAAGTCTGGGCTGATGACGCCCGGTTCAAAGTAATAGCTGCGGGTCGTAGGTGTGGTAAAAGCCGTTACGCGGCCTACAGGCTCCTTGTAGAAGCCCTCCAGACTACCAAGGGAGAGGTTTTTTACGTTGCACCTACGCAGTCCCAAGCAAGAGATATTATGTGGAAAACCCTCATAGAGATAGGGGGTGATTTAATAGAAAAAAGTCACATAAACAACTTACAACACACACTCGTTAACGGCACCACAATATCGCTAAAGGGTGGAGATAGACCAGATACCATGAGGGGCATAAGCCTTAAGTTCCTTGTAATAGATGAGTACGCCCAAGTTAAGCCTTTTATCTGGGAAGAAATACTAAGACCAGCCCTAGCAGACTTAAAGGGTGACGCTGTGTTTATTGGTACCCCTGAGGGGCGTAATCACTTTTACGATCTGTATATGTACGCAGACACTAAAGAAGACCCCCAGTGGAAAGCATGGCACTTTACATCCTATGATAACCCACTCCTAGACCCCGAGGAAATAAAAGGGGCTCAGAAATCAATGTCTTCTTATGCTTTTAACAAAGAATTTAAGGCATCGTTTAACGCCCAGGGCTCCGAAGTATTCAAAGAAACATGGCTTAAGTTTGACAAAGAGGAACCCAAAAGAGGTGACTATTACATAGCCATAGATTTAGCGGGTTTTGAAACCCTAGGAACTAAGCAAAGAAACACACGGCTAGACGATACAGCCATTAGCGTTGTAAAAGTAACAGACGAAGGGCACTGGTGGATTAAAGAGATTATTTACGGGCGCTGGGATTTAAAAGAAACAGCACAAAAGATATTCAAAGCCGTTTCTAAATACAGGCCCGTAGCCGTTGGTATAGAAAGAGGCATAGCACAACAAGCTGTCCTAAGCCCCTTGAGCGACTTGATGCGTAGAGAGAACAAATACTTTAACATACAAACGCTAACCCACGGTAACAGAAAGAAATCAGACCGTATTATTTGGTCACTACAAGGGCGTTTTGAACACGGTAGGATAAGCTGCAACGAAGGAGAATGGAATACAAAGTTCATGGACCAGCTATTCCAGTTCCCCTCACACCTAACCAAAGATGACCTCATAGATTCCCTAAGCTACATAGATCAACTAGCTACAGTTCCGTATTGGAACCTAGAAGACATGGACGAAGACACCTACGAATCCTTAGATATAACAAGCGGGTATTAAATTATGGCAAGTGCAGAAATTATAGACGATAGTCCCTTGGAACCTAGGATGCTAGAAGATAGCTCGTCCATCAAAGGCTATGTCATAGACCTTTGCCAAGAATGGCAAGAATACGTGGAATCTAATCACTTTAGCCAGTGGGATGAGTTTTATCGCATTTGGCGAGGTATTTGGGCTGAACAAGACAAAACAAGACTAATGGAAAGAAGTCGTATTGTTACCCCTGCGTCCCAACAAGCAGTAGAAAGTGCTGTGTGCGAAATTGAAGAAGCTACCTTTGGTCAGGGCTTTTATTTCGACATTCGTGACGATAACCTCGAATTAACCAAATTAAGAAAGAAACAAAACATGGCACCCCCTGTGCCGCCAATGGCACCCCCAGGACTCTCAGGGGCACCCCAAGGAGCAGGGCCTCAAATGCCCCCTATGGGCCCTAGCGCCCCTGCCCTACCCCAAGGTATGCCTGCGTCTCCAATGCCTCCTCAACAGGCTCCTATGAGCCCTGAAGAGGCTATTGGCAATGACATGGCTTATTTAAGACGCCAACTAGAGCAGGACATGAAAAAACAAAGAGTAAGGGCTGCTACAGCAGAAGTTCTTATTAACGCCGCTGTTTGGGGCACAGGGATAGCCGAGGTTGTTATTGCTGAAGAAAATGAAATGAAACCTGCGTCTGAGCCTGTTATGGGTGGAGAAATGACCGCTTATGGAGTCAATACTACCCCTAGAGTAGTTGTTAAAATGAAGCCTGTGCTTATCAAAAACTTCCGCATAGACCCAGCAGCTACCAGTGTAGAGGGCGCACACGGCGTTGCTATACAGGAGTTTGTTCCCACACACCAAGTTAAACAACTCCAGAGAGATGGCGTTTATCGCAAAGGAGCCATAGGCACAGCTTCTACGGATATGGACTTAGAGCCTGACCCCGATATAGACGTAATTAACACTGACGGTAAAGTAGAGCTTCTTAAATATTTTGGTTTAGTCCCTAAGCGAATGCTAACTTTAGCTAAAGATGAAGCAAGCCGAGAAAAAGACGAAGAAGAAGAAGAGGGAGACTTAGAAGACCTCAGTATAGAAAACCAAGATGATGACGATGACGATGACGAAGGTGAGCTGGTAGAAGCTATTGTTATTATAGCCAACGGTGAGTTTTTGCTCAAGGCAGAAGAAAACCCGTACATGATGAAAGACAGGCCCATCGTAGCTTTTCAATGGGACATAGTTCCAGGATTGTTCTTTGGCAGAGGTGTTGTAGAAAAAGCGTATAACAGCCAAAAAGCTTTAGACGCTGAGATTAGAGCCCGTATAGACGCACTAGCCCTTACAATACACCCCATGATGGCTATGGATTCTACCAAAATACCCCGAGGCCACAAACCTCAAATCATACCCGGAAAGATGATTTTAACTAACGGCGCTCCCAACGAAGTGCTTATGCCCTTTAAATTCGGGGACGTTAGCCAAATATCTTTTGCTCAAGCAGGGGAACTACAGAAGATGGTACAGCAAGCCACGGGCTCTGTGGACTCTTCTGGTGTAGGTGGGGCCATTAACGGAGAAGCTACAGCCGCTGGCATTAGCATGTCCTTAGGTGCTATTATAAAGCGACAAAAAAGAACTCTTATTAACTTCCAAGAAAACTTCTGGGTACCCTTTGTTGAAAAGAGTGCTTGGCGGTACATGCAGTTTGCCCCTGAGATTTACCCTATAAAAGATTACAACTTTGTAGCCACCAGCACTTTAGGTATTATGGCTAGAGAGTATCAAGTAACTCAGTTAGTTCAACTATTGCAAACTATGAGCCCAGAGTCTCCTATGTATCCTAAGCTAGTAGAGTCTATTGTAGACAGTATGAATATTAGCAACCGAGATGAGCTTGTAGATATTCTACAGCAAGCTTCACAACCTAAGCCTGAAGCAGAGCAAATGCAAAAACAAATGCACGGAATGCAGATGGAAAACCAAGCTGCTGTCACTGACTACGCTAAGGCTCAAGCTGAGGAATCAAGGTCTAGGGCTAACAAGTATAATGCAGAAGCTCAGATGATGCCTCAAGAAGTTGAAATTAAGAAAATTGACGCAATTACTAAAAACCTGCAACCCGGAGCTGACGAAGACGCAGAGTTTACCAGAAGGCTAAAAATTGCAGACGTTGCTCTTAGAGAGCGAGGATTAGACATACAACAGACTCAAGCAGAAAACAAAAACCTTAGTAGCACCTTAAATGGAGGACAGTAATATGATGTTATCTGGAGACATGAACAAGATATACACAGAAGTTAACCGAGTAGCCGAGGGTATCATGGTACAAGTACGGGAGCTTCAAGAAAGGGTCAAAACCCTAGAAGAAGAAAAAGAATCAGCAAAAACTCCTAAAGTCAACAAAAAGATTGACAAAGCTGCATAAACATGGTATAATCCCTGTATAAGATACAAAAACTAGAAGAAGGACAGTAGCTATGAGTGAATTAGACCCCGAGAGCCCAGAGGCTCTTGAAGAGTATTTTGCAGTGCTTAAAGCAACCTTTTTAACAGAAGGCTGGAAAGTGTTCCAAAAAGAGCTTTTAGAGGAAGCTAAGAATTTAGATTCTGTGCAAACATGCAAAGACTCTACAGAGCTTCATTTTCGTAGGGGGCAACTGAGTATACTCGGTAACATCCTTAATTTAGAAGAGAACCTTCAAAAGTCTCAAGATCACCTTGAGGAAACTTATTATGAAGGTACTTAATGATTTTATATGCCCACAGGGGCATGAAGAAGAAAGGTTTGTAGACAGCGGATTAACTGTTGTAGAGTGCGGCTCTTGCGGCTCCCTAGCTACAAAAATACGGCCTGTACCCAAATTTGCGTTAGAAACTGCTTCAGGAAGTTTTCCAGGAGCAACGCTAAAATGGGCCAAAGACCGAGAAAAGCGCCTCAAAAAAGAGGAGCGTACTATCGCCAACCATGGGGAATAATAGTACACCCTGAAAACCCTTCCACAATGGCTACCGCCACGGAGATTAGTTTATGAGCGCAGAAATACTGGACAACGTAGAAGACCTAGAAGAAGTTGAACAACAACTGCCAGACCATACAGAAGCAGCTACCCCAGAAGAACTTGTACAATCTTTTTCTGATGAAACAGCAGCTCCCGTAGAACCTGAGCCTACAGAATACGACTTACCTGACAAGTATCAGGGTAAATCAATTAAAGAAGTTGTAGAAATGCACCAAAGTGCTGAAAGCCTTATAGGTAAGCACAGTGCAGAAGTAGGGGAACTCAGACAGTTTGTTGACGGCTATATAAAGGGCAAACTTAACGATAGTCCAGAGGCAGTGACAGAAACCTCAAATGAAGAAGTAGACTTTTTTGAGGACCCTGACGCTGCTGTAAACAGGGCAATAGATCGCCACCCCGCAGTTCAAGAGGCGCAGAAACAAGCACAACAGTACAAAAATGAGACAGCTTTATCATCACTTCAAGCGAAGCACAACGATTTAGCTGAAATAATCTCAGACCCTACTTTCGCTACATGGGTCAACTCTTCTAAGGTACGCCAAGAGCTGTACCAAAGAGCTGACAAAGGCTACGACACAGACAGTGCTGATGAGTTAATAAGTAACTTTAAAGTTCAACGCAGTGTTGCAGCGCAAACAGTAGCAGCGGATAAGCAGTCTCGGCAAAGTCAAGTCAGAGCTGCTAGTACAGGAAGTGCAAGAGGAAGCGCACCACAGAACATGGGGGTTAGCGGAAAAACCTATCGCCGTCAGGACCTCATTAAACTTATGGTACAAGACCCTGCTAGATACGAGTCCCTTTCAGATGAAATTCTAAAGGCTTACTCGGAAGGCAGAGTCCGATGACCGATTAATCTCTAAGGAGAATTTACAATGGCTACATTTGCACCAGTTGTACCACAAGTAACTTCCATCCCCAACACCACGGTAGGTGGTAGGAATACAGGAACAGCAACAGGTTTTATTCCTGAAATTTGGTCAGATGAAATCAAGGCTAGCTACACCAATAACCTTGTTCTTGCATCTAAAATTAAAACAATGGCAATGAAGGGCAAAAAGGGCGATACAATCCATGTCCCTATCCCTGATCGCGGCACAGCTTCAGTTAAAGCCCCAGAAACTGCTGTAACTTTGATTGCAGGCGCTACCTCTGATTTGCAAATCAATATTGACCAGCACTTTGAGTATTCCCGCATGATTGAAGACATTGCAGGCACTCAGGCTCTTAGCTCTTTGCGTTCTTTTTACACAGAAGACGCAGGCTTTGCTATGGCTGTTAATGTTGATACTTCTTTGTTTAACCTAGGAGTAGGTCTTGACGGTGGCTCTATTGACCAAAACCCAGCCACAGCAGCACATTGGGTAAGCCCTCAGGCTTTCTACCCTGCGGCTACCACAGGCGCTTTAACGGCTTATAACGGAACTACAGCGTCTTCTGCGTTTACTGACCAATCTTTGCGTGACGGTCT